CCCACCCTCAGAAAAAGCTAAAATGAACTAATCCATTCCAAGGAGGACAAAATGGAAAAAAGAGGAAGAGGAAGACCCAAGGGAAGCGTCAAGATGACCATACAGAGGTTTGCTGACAATCCACCCCTTGTACTACCTAAGACAGACCATCAACGTCTGAAGGAGCTTAAAGAGCTAATGATTAGGAGTGGGGGTAAGGATGTGGCTCAGAAGGTTATTGAGATAGCCCTTAATGATGACCATCCCCATCAATTAGTAGCTCTTAAGATGTGTCTTGATAGGACTCTTCCTGTTTCTTTGTTTGAGAAGGATAAGTCTCAGAGGAGTGCTGTAACCATCAATATCACTGGTTTGGGACAAGAACCTACGATTATTGACACTGAACCTGAAGATGTAGAGGCTAAATATGGCTGATCTGAACTTCTCTCTACTTCCTTGGCAACAAGAGGTATTTAAGGATACGACTAGGTTCAAGGTTGTGGCTGCTGGGCGTAGGTGCGGTAAGTCACGCATGGCGGCAGTTACCCTACTAATTGAAGGACTCAAGTGTCCACAAGGCTCTGCAGTTCTTTACGTGAGTCCCACTATGGGACAATCAAGACAGATTATCTGGGACTTATTGCTAGACCTTGGCAGAGAGGTTATTCAGAGTAGTCATGTAAACAACCTAGACATTACCCTGATAAACGGGGCTAGGATATACGTCCGTGGTGCGGATAGACCTGATACGCTCCGTGGTGTCAGTCTGACCTATGCCGTTCTCGATGAGGTTGCTGACATTAAGCCCGAAGCATGGGAACAGGTCATTCGAGCAAGTTTGAGTGATAAACGGGGCAGAGCACTCTTTATTGGCACTCCCAAAGGACGCAATTGGTTCTACGATACCTTTAAGTTGGGTGAGTCAGAAGATGATCCTGATTGGAAGAGTTGGCACTTCACCACTGCTGATAATCCCTTGATTGACCAAGCAGAGATAGATTCCGCTAAAAAGACCCTAAGTTCTTTCGCTTTTAAGCAAGAATACATGGCTTCGTTTACCAATGCGGGTTCAGACATCTTCAAGGAAGAGTGGATTAAATACGGGGTAAAACCTGAACACGGAAGCTATTACATCGCTGTTGACCTTGCAGGATTCGAGGAAGTTGCCAAACAAGCCGCTAATGCTAAGAAGCGTCTGGACGAGTCTGCTATCTCAATCGTTAAGGTCACAGACGATGGGAAGTGGTTTGTTGAGAAGATTGAACATGGAAGATGGGACATCCGAGAGACCGCTTCTAAGATACTGATTGCCATTCGGGACTACCGCCCTTTAAGTGTGGGAATAGAGAGGGGGGCGTTAAAGAACGCTGTTTTGCCCTATCTTTCAGACTTGATGCGAAAGAACAACACTTATGCTCATATCGTGGATTTGACCCATGGGAATAGAAAAAAAGCAGACAGAATCATCTGGGCTTTACAAGGTAGGTTCGAGCATGGCAGAATTGTGTTAAATTCGGAAGAAGATTGGGATGAGTTTGTAGACCAGTTAATCCTGTTCCCTGCTCAAGGAGTCCATGATGACTTGCCTGACTCCCTCAGTTACATTGACCAACTTGCTGTTACATCTTATATGGAAGAGGATGACAGCGAGGATTGGCAACCAGTAGATATTATTTCAGGAGTATAAAAATGGGTAAACGTATTGACTATGTAACTGAAAAGTTCAAAACTGCTGACACTCTTAGCGGGATGTATAGCGGTGGTGGAGCACCCGAGAATGTAAAACAGGGCTATCAGAAGGCATATAAAGAAGCCTTTGATGCTCAGTCTACTGCTGAAAAGGTAGGTGCTGGTCGTGGAATGGTTAATCCTCCATTGGCAAATAGCCGTGAGCAATATGAGAATGAGCGTGAGGCTGGTGATCCAAATGCTCTAAGACTCTCTTTTGCTGAGTGGAAAAAACTTTAAAGGTCAATCATGGAATTCCAAGAACCTAGCGACTCAGACAAAGAGATAGTTAACTTTGTTGTCAACCATTGTGATAGATGGAGAGATTGGAGAGATGTCAATTGCCTTACTGATTGGCTAGAGTACGAAAGAATCTTCAATGGTGAGTGGGATGCTCAAGATAAGACTAGAGAGTCCGAGCGTAGCCGTATCGTTACCCCCGCTACCCAACAAGCCGTAGAGACACGCCATGCCGAGATCATGGAAGCCATCTTTGGTCAGGGTGAGTTCTTTGACATTCAAGACGATATTCGTGATGTCAATGGTAGCCCCCTAGATGTTGCTGCCATCAAAGCACAACTCATGGAAGACTTCAAAGTTGATAAGATTCGCAAGTCTATTGACCAGATTGAGCTACTTGCTGAAATCTATGGTACGGGCATCGGTGAGATTGTTGTCAAAACAGAGAAAGTCTATGTTCCCGCTACTCAGGCAATACCTGGTCAAATGGGACAAGCGGCTATCGGAGTCGTAGAACAAGACCGCATTGCAGTCAAGATTGTTCCTGTTAACCCCCGTAACTTCTTGTTTGACCCCAATGGAACATCTATTGATGACTGTATGGGCGTGGCTATTGAGAAGTATGTCTCTATCCACAAGATTGTAAAAGGTCAAGAAGAAGGCATCTACCGCAAGGTAAAGGTCGGCACTGACTCTATGGATACAGACTTAGAGCCTACACAAGAAGTCTCCCAGTACGAAGACGATAAAGTTAAACTTTTGACTTACTATGGTTTAGTTCCTAGAGAGTATCTTGAAGAGCTGGAAAACGAAGAAAATGGCGAAGTAGAAGACTTATTCCCTGAAGACAGTATTCAGGATGAGTATTCCGATCTGGTTGAGGCTATCGTAGTGATTGCCAATGATGGGACTCTTCTGAAGGCAGAAAAGAACCCATACATGATGAAGGATAGACCAATCCTTGCTTATCAGGATGATACAGTTCCTAATCGGTTATTGGGTCGTGGTACTGTTGAGAAGGCTTACAACTCACAAAAAGCTATAGATGCCCAAGTTCGTTCACATTTAGATTCTCTTGCCCTGACAACTAGCCCAATGATGGCTATGGACGCTACCCGCCTCCCACGGGGTGCTAAGTTTGAAGTAAAGCCAGGCAAGGCTATCCTGACAAACGGCAATCCCAATGAAATTCTGTTCCCGTTCAAGTTTGGCAATACTGATGGTTCTAACCTGACAACTGCCAAAGAGTTTGAGCGTATGCTTTTGATGGCAACAGGCACTCTTGACTCACAGGGAATGGTTACTGCTGTCTCCAGAGATGCGGGTCAGGGCGGTATTTCGATGGCTACTGCCTCGATTATCAAGAAATACAAGCGTACCTTGGTGAACTTTCAAGAGGATTTCATGATCCCCTTCATCACCAAAGCCGCCTACCGCTATATGCAGTTCGATCCAGAGCGTTATCCTACTGTGGACATGAAGTTCATTCCTACGGCAGCACTCGGAATCATTGCTAGAGAGCATGAGCAACAACAGTTCATTGCGCTACTCCAGACTCTTGGCCCTAATACTCCTGTTCTGCCTATCATTTTGAAGGGCATCATGGCTAATTCTTCTCTGTCAAACAGATTTGAGTTGATCGAGATGCTAGACAAGATGTCTCAAGTTGATCCACAAGCTCAACAAGCGGCTCAGATGCAACAACAAATGGCTATGCAACTGGCTCAAGCTCAGATTGCTGTCCAAACTACACAAGCAGAGCAGAACAAGGCTGAAGCGCAAAAGTTATTGACTGAAGCGCAATTGATGCCTATTGAGTTGCAAGCTAAGAGCATGGCGGCTAATACCAAGAACCTACCTACTGACGATGCTTTGGCTTCAAAAGAGTTTGATAAGCGTGTCAAAGTTGCTGAATTGATGCTTAAAGAAGCGGATATTCAGAACAAGGCTAAGATTGTTGAAAAGCAGATGACTAGAGCATGAATCCAGAACTAGAACGCTACTATTCCGAGCGATTTTCCATGATGTCCACTCAAGGGTGGATAGATTTAATGGAAGATGTTGACAAAATGATTGAACCTTTAAATAATATCTCAACAATTGCAGACGAAAAAAGTCTACAATTCAGAAAAGGCGAGTTATCTATACTTATTTGGCTGAAGAACTTGAAACAAGTCAGCGAAAGAGCATTTGAGGACTTAAATGAGAAGAATGTATGAATTTGCCTGTATAAACGGGCATAAGACAGATAGATTTGTTGATTATGAGTCAACAAGTCTTGTGTGTGATTGTGGTGAGGAGACTCATCGCATTTTATCTGCACCAGCTTTTAAGCTAGAAGGGTGGTCTGGGACATTTCCATCAGCGCATGGAAGGTTCGAGAAAAGCCACTTAGATAGATTAAAAGCGGAGCAGAAACTCAACTCATAAGCAATTATGCCGAGTTGAATCTCCTACAACCGATTGACGGCA